CGAATAATGGCGTCAGATGCTGTCGCCGTTGGGAAAGTCACGGTAAACGTATTAGACGCCGTTTTATCCGATCCAAAATCTAAAACCGCTACAGCAGCACTAGTTGTACTATTGTAGATTAATGCACCCCTAGCAGTAAAGCTCGCTGGGTTCCAAGTTGTGTTTAAAAACGAGATAAAAGCTACCCCATCACTTGAGGCTGGGACTACATTCGTTAAGGTATTACCACCAGCCACATAGCCAGTACCTGTAATCTCACCCGTCGTTGTGTACACAGTAGTCGTGGGGCCTAAATCAGCCAGCGCTGTGTACAGGGCAATCTTGTACGTATCCGTAGTAAAGTCCTCAACCCCGTTTAAAAGGTTAAGTTTAAATATCGTTGTAGCGCCTTGCTGAATCATTCGCTAACCTGTTCCTGCATAAACGCCACTTTTTCTTGAATATTCTCAAGTACATTAAGCGCTTCTTGTGGGTGGTTGTAAGCCAAGTGCAACTTTAAGTTGTCTACCAAGCGGTGTAATTTTTCTATTTCTTGTTCGTAGATCATGGGTTAACCTTAATTTTTGCTTGGCCATCACGGTACGCGTCACCACGCTCTAAGCCAGTACCTAAACGGTTGAGTTGGGCAAGGGCTTCTTGGAACTGTTTCTCGTAGTATGCCACTAGATCTTGTTCGCCTTTTTGGAATAGGATTGCCTCACGCATAGCGCCGTAGAGTAGGACAGGAGAGTAGTTGTCGCCTAACCAAGAAGTGCCAGAAGGATTGAAAACAGTAGCAACACTGACACTAAAGCCAGAACCAGTATTACCGATAGAAGATGATGGAGCACTTAGAATATCCCCCGTCACATAAAGAGAGCCGCCGTTACGGATTGTCACAGAAATGACACCGCCACCAGAAATAACGATGTCTGCAACAGCGCCTGTACCCTGACCGCCAGTTAAATTAACGCCCAAGTACGTGCCAGCCGTATATGAAGTACCAGCCACAATGTTTGCTGTAGTTGCAATAACACCCTGAACAATGGTCGCTGGGTAGTAAAAATAGTGCAGTTCTACAGAATAGTTTGCGTCTGGGGTCGGTCCAAGAATAAACGACAGCTCATTTGGGTTTGAAAACTGCGATCCAAATAAGGCGTAATACTTAGGAAGTCCAGCATCAGCAGGGCTTGGATACGCCTGGCGGATAAAGTTAACATCTTTGTTAAGCAGGTATTCATACTCACCGTTTGGTTTTACCACCGCCATCGAAAAGGACGACAGATAGTCGTTGGGGCAAGATAAATACTTATTACTGATGGTAGCCGTACCAACAACGTTCTTTCGCAAAGACGGGATTTGCACCGTGTTATAGATGCGATCTTCGGCCTGCTTTACAAAGACAGGAATATTCTCAACAAAGAGTTGCTCTGTTGATTCTACGTAGCTTTGTATTGTCTGCGAAAGTTCGTTGTAATTCATTACGCCATCGGCCCTCTAGCCATAACACCCTTAGTAGCTGCGCCAGTACCACGAATCTTCATCTCACCATGTTTATTGATTGGTTGATCGTTTTTCTTGGTATAGCCGCCAACAGACATATTAACCTGATCTACGCCATTGCCTGGTTTAGTAACGGCAGACTTAGCTGTGGTCATTTTTTTACCTGACATAGTGTGTGGCTCAGCATAAACCTCAGCATCACCGACTTCTTTGCCGCCTTTTTTCATAGAATATTTAGCCATTATCGACCTCTGCCTGCTTTTTGGTTCTTGATCTTAGCAAGACCACGACCCATTGTTTTAAGATCCACGTTCTTTACACCAGCGGTTTTTTTACCGCCGTGCGTAATTGGTGCTTTTGGGCCCGAATCGCCAAGGTTTTTACCCTCAGTTTTGCCTTTTTTGGTAATGCCATCTGCGCCTGATTTGTACATATCTTTCTCCTAAGTTGTCGCTACTGTAACTGTACCAATTTGTACAGATAAAACCAAGTTATTCGGTGTCAAACCATCATCATTTTCCCTAGAACCACCTACTGGGTTATACCCCCATTGAAACACTCGACTACCACCTTCAGGTGAACCAAACCCATCTATACCTACGCCAGTATTATTAATCTGCAACCCGCTTTGTCCAGACTGTAAATAAGACACATCTGGTCTTGGCTCCCGTACTGCTTGTGGGTCGTTTACTGGGTACAAACCTAACTGCAACTGTGGTTGATCTGGCTCATAACACTCTGGGCAAACCTTAATACTGACCTGCTTGGTCTTAATGGTCAGCTTTCTAAGTTCTTTTAGCTTATACCTTTGACCGCACCGATCGCACTCAGCAATCGAGTTTTTACCCGATGCAAATTTATTAGGCATTATGAATAGAATATATTACGGGGAACAAAACGAATAGCGGCCTTCTCCCTATCTTCTTCCGCTGCCAATTGAAACTGTTGTTCGTACTCCGCCTTAAGCATAGGGATCCGTCCAGGATCAACCCCGGGTAGCTTTGCACTAAGGTAATACGCTAATCCAGCAACCATACAAGGAATAAAGCGGAATGGAATATCCTGTGTGCGTACGCCACTACCACCGTCTTGAATGCGGCGCATACGGTAATACACCAATGTGTACTGATTGCCAGGCGGGTTAGGAGTAGGCCATACGTTAATTGAGGGCAGATTGTTATTGAATACGCTAACACCTGTTAAGTGTGCCGCTGCCGTAGTGCCGTTCTGACCACGCCAAGCGTTAACTATTTGATTTCCAACAATATTTTGATAAGCAATCGTCTCGTTATCAATATTTATAAAGCCTTGAGTAGGTAGACTAGCTGCATTTGCTAACGTAATCGTAGTATCTGTAGAGTTAATACCACCGTTTAATGTGGTTTGGGGTAGACTAGATGACTCCCCGCTTTGACGATTAACCCACATTTGGATTGGACGCCCGTTAGCGTTCTTGTTAGGAATCGTAATATAGGTAGACTCACTAATACGGCTTAAATTTAAATCTGTTTGGTTAGACTGGCTACCGTTGCTAGTACGGGTTACAGCGTCCAGGATATCAATCGTATCTACAGGCAGTGCATAGATAGCCTGCTGGGTGTTCATTATGATCTGACCCTGCTCAACCGTCCACAAGTTAATACCGCGGTTAGCCCACTCAATAGTCAGGATGTTTAAAGACCGTCTTGCAGTCTTAAAGTCATAACCAGTACGCAACTCTAACCCGCAACGCTCAAACGCCTCTTCAATGAGGTCATTCATGTCTAGGTTAAAAGCGGTAGATCCCGTAGTGGTCATGCTACTTTACCTTTCGAAACGGCTTTACTTTTGCTTTTACTTTTGCTGGCTGGGGCACGAACTGTTTTCCCTGCGCTTTGCCCGCTCGCTTTGCTCGTGTTGTTGCGGCGTACTCCTGCGGACTTAGCGACTGGATTGCTTTTTTTGGCAGGTACCGCTCGCCTGTTTCGGACGACTTTTTCCCCGACTTGGTTGTCCACTTCTGGTCCCCCCAAGCCTTGAGGCTGCGCTGTGATTTTGCTAATGCCATTGAGTAATCTCCAGAACCATTTAATCACGATAACCACCACCTGCGGCTTTGTACTTTTTAGCTACTAACTGTGCCTTACGAGCTGACCACTGACCTGCGCCAGTGCCGTGGGTTGCAGCAGATTTTACCCGTGAAACTATTTTTTTACGTAATTCAGGCTTAGTATAGTTACCAGCGGCATTGACGCTTCCACCTTCTTTGTATTGAGTAAAGTCGGTATTATCACGACGTTTCTTCTTAACGCCTTTACCCATCTTAGACGGATTTATAGCGCCCATACCACGGCTTGGTCTCATAATTAAGCCCTCGTTTTACCACGAATTGCACAGCCATCAGCACGTTTAGAAGCACTAGATACTTTACCACCAGCTTTCATACCAACAGCGCCTTTAAGCTTTTCAATAGTCGACTTAAACTTTTGTTTCATTTCAGCGTCTCTAGTTTCCAGTTTTTTCTGGGCTTCTTGCTGATCTTTCTCGTAGTTAGCATAACCCTTCTGGTTCTCTTTAGTTACAGAGTCAGATACGGTTCCGTCGTCATTTTGTTGAGCTTTAGTAGCCATGATTAACAGCTCCCGCCGTTCTTCATCTTAATCATTGTGCCTTTAGTTTTGCCTTTGATCTCGCAGCCGCCGCCTTTAGCCATCTTCTTAGGAGCACAAGCCATGCCGCCTTTTCTGAGAGTAGTTAAATTGGTTTTCTTACCGCCGTGTTGTTGCTTGTCGTGCATGCCAACAGCTTTTTTGACAACCTTTTTATCCATCTTAACGTCAGAATGAGCCATGCCGCCGTCTTTCATAAAGCCCATCTTGTTGCGTACGGCTGTAGGTAACTTAGCCACGCCTGGATTTTTCTTCATATCTACTGGTTTCATAGTTCCACCTTCTTTAAATGTTTTGCCTTTATCGGCAGTTAAAAATTCCTTCCCTACAGAGGAAGATACGCCTGCTTTTTTGGCAAACTTAGGATTACTAGCCACAGCTGCCATGAAATTGTGTTGCTTTTTAGAGACACTAGGCATTATTTATTTCCCCAGTATCCAGCAATAAAACCAGCTACACCCGTTACAACACTAACAAACCCGCCAATAGCAGCCAATGTTTTCCATCCGCCCTTAGCTTCAGACAGCGTTTTTTCAATGCTTTGGATAGCTGTTTTAATTTCAGACATCTCTTGCACCATCTTGTCCATATCGGCCTGTAAATGTTGGATGTCGTTAGCATGGGTAGCTAACTCTCTAGCAGTTTCAATTGCCATATCGCTCATTTAGCACTTCCATCTCTTTAAGCTGGCTGCCTTACGAGTAGGCTTGCCATTTTCATCTTTCATCGGGCCTGGCATACCAGACATCCGAGCACAAAACGACTTCTTACGAGCGCCACCTTGTGGCTGCGGAGCCTTTAGATTCGAGCCAGTAGCCGCATTATACTTAGCACGGCCTTTGGCGGTAAGCCCAGCGCCCTTAGATACAGGCAGCTTTTCACCACGACCAACCGCAAGCGAGACACCCTTTTTCTTAGCCATAGTAAACGGTCAAATGCGCGTTAGCTGGCATTGAAACATAAACACCATTGTTAAACTTAATACCTTCTCCTGGGATTGCTAACGAATCAAGAGCTTGGTTTACTGAAATGTTTAGTGTTAAACGAATTGTTCCACTAGCTGCACTTGCGTTGTCGTAGAACTCAATCTCTCCTGCTACGCCACCTGGAGAAATAGAAAATCCTTTAACACGGGTTGGACCCGCAAAAATAACACCACTTGCATCTAAATGCGCGGCTTTTACGTCAGTTTGCATCATAATTAATCTCCTAAAGATTTAACTAGGGGTTTACCCCTATGGGATTAATTAAGTAGCAGAGATAACGCCAAGAGTATCAACACGTAACCAGTTTGTGCCGTTGTAGAAAGCTACAACAGGAGAGCCGTGAGCACCGTTTGAGAAAAAAGTAATAGTGCCGGTCAAACTTTGGTTTGTGGTTGGAGCTGGTGCAGTT